CGCCTCTATCCCAATGCAGACCGGGCGCTTGGCGCTGGGGGGACTGCGACGATGGTCGCTAAGGTCAAGCGCCTCGGCTACTATTTCGTATCGAACCCGCGCACGGATTGGGCTTGAGGAGAAGCAAATGATTACCGTCAAGTTCAAGACCATTATAGACCAGTATGAAGCGATGGAGCCCGTTCATTCTCCTCGTGGCAGCGAAGACACTATTTCTGCCAGCTTCACACCAAACAATGGCATCCGCCTGACGATCTTCAATGCAGAGGAAGATCAGGCGGATGAGAGCAGGGCCGAGATTGATCTCGAGCCCGAAGTGGCGCTTTCCCTCGGCGAAGCATTGATCCGTTGGGCTAAAGCCGGCCACTGACTTTATCCCAAACTCACACGAATTGGGCTTGATAAGCGGGCCGGCCTCCTGCGCGAACAGAAGACCGGTCCTACCACCTCGATCGAACAGCAATCGAGAATGGCTGATTCATTCTGCCATGCTCACCTCAAGAAATCCTTACTGGCATGGGCGGCACGGACTGAATGACACCAACCTCAAACGATGACATCATGCGCGCCCTCGGCCGCGTGGAGGGCAGGCTTACCGGGATCGAGGAGAACGTTCACCTCCTTCGAGAGGAGGTGAGCGACGAGAAGCAGAACGCTCACGAAAGCCGGTCGGTGATCCACCAGCGGCTCGACGAGCAAATGAGGCAGATCAATCTGCTCGATAAGGTGGTGGAGATCAGCAGCGCCGTTGACGCAACGCTTCGGGACGAGGTCAAGAGCGTCAAGGACACCGTGGAGAAGAACCATACAGCCGTCCAGCCAGCCCTTGAAGAATGGCGAAGAATGAAGACGATCGGCTATGGCATTTCAGGGCTGATCGCCTTTGCCGGCCTGACGACAGGCGCGATCGTCACATGGATGAGTGATGGGGCGGTCTCAGCCTTACGCCACTGGTTGAAGATCAACTGAGCCAAGCCCATTTTTTGCCTTGATGGATCGCTCCAACAGTCGGTATTGAGATGCTGTACCTCTTCGCAATATCCTGCTGCCGCATCTTACCTTTTAAGGCGATAATCTCGCGTACATCAACCTCCTTGAGTTTTGTGGAGGCATTACGTTCTCCACGTGTGTGCGTGCCGTGGGCCAGCCTGTCGGCGCAGTTTTCTGCCGGTGTCTTCCAGCTAAGATGACCTGGCGCAACGCAGCCATGGTGGCCTCTACCGCAGCTGTGCGCGGCTTCATGCCTTGGGGTGGGCGGCTCTCCGTGAGATAACTTGCAAACGTAACGGGAGGCGGCGACGAACTTGCCGTCTATTTTGATTGTGCCGTATCCACCACTTCCCCTACTGAAAGGCCATGTCAGGCATTGTTCTCCAGTATGGCTAAGGGCAACCTCTTGGATGAACCGTAGCAGCTCGCCACGTGATGTTCGGCCCGCCAGTGGATCCCCGTGGCGCCGGAAACGCTCGTAATGAGCATAACAGTAACTCTTACAGCGTACTGGCTTGCCGCATTCCGAAATCGAGCATAAACGGGAATTAGCCATGTGGAGCGCTCCGTGCTTCCGTGGTCAGAGCGCGTCGTCGGGTGCAACCGCCGGCGCGTTCGCATTTTGTAACATGCCACTACGGCAGGATCAACTTAACGACCTCATAAACCCCAACCCCGATAAACATCAGGGCGAAGATCAAGGCTTGGAGGTGGAGACGGCGGGAATTGAGCATCAGGCTGCCGGCGGCTTCCGAAACAGCATCCACATAAGCCTCTCCCATAGTGTTGCCGGCCTGATCACCTCGAATTGATGAGAATAGACCCAGCCAGGCATTTTCTCGCTCTGGCGGTGGCCAATGACATAGCCATCATTTACATATGTCGGACCCTGTCTGCTCATCCTTCATGCTCCTTGAGGGCGGCGTCGATCGCAGCTTCCCAACCAGACGGGCCGCCATAGCCGCCGGCAATGTTCATGTTCGCCATCCTCATGGCTTCCGACATGGCCGGGGTATTCTCGCGCATGGCTCCGATAGCCGTCTCCGCTCTACGCCGCCAAGTATCGCGTTCTCGGTTCGTGTTCTGAAGTCCGGCCGCGGCACAATCAAGCATCTGGCGCTCGTCATCCCATCGCCATCCTTCCTTCGCGGCCATCTCCCTGGCGACACGCTCCACCATCGTCATTTCTCTCTCCATCATCGTCTTTTAAAGTGCGGGGAACGCTTCGATTCGTTCAATCATATCAATGGGCGTTTCTGCCCGCACCTTTAGTGTTAAGTCATTGATTTATGCCAATAGTAGCATAACTGCCGGGGGCACCACACTACTTTTTGCCCTTTGTTTTTATTGATTTTTTAGCCACAAATCCCGCACCGGTTTCTAGGTGCGGGGAAAGAATGTTGCCGAGCTGTTCCGACACGATGCGCGAAGCCTTCTTCCCGAGGCGAGCCCGATCGGCTCCCTTCGTGTAGACTTCCGCCTGTTTTGAGTTCGCCCAGCCGAACTGGCTCATAAGCTCGTGAGCCGTTGCGCCGCCATTCGCAGCCGTGGTCGCCGCAAACTTACGAACGCCGTGTGTGTTCTTCTTGATCCCTGCCTCCCGCGCTGCTTCCCCGAACCAATTGCCAAATCCTGCTGTTGAAAATGGCTTCCCGAAGCTGGTGACGAGGAAATGCATGTCGCCGGTCTGTGTTGACTCGATTATATCGAGGACGCGCTGTGGAAGCTCCACAGTGACGAGGGCGCCGGTTTTCTCGGTTCTGATCGACAGTTCGTTGCCGCGGAGATGTTGGCGGCCGATGCGCACAAGATCCGATCGGCGAAGACCGGTATGCATGGCGATCTCAAGCGCCAAGCGCTGTGTGGTGCCGATAGCCCACTTTGCGCAGAAGAGGCGAATATCGCTCTCGTCCCACGCCGGAAATCCGTCAGATTTCACCTTCAGCTTGTCGACATCAGTGGTCGGATTGATCTCAACGTGGTTGTCCTTCTTGGCCCATTTGAAGAGGCCGACAACTGCCTTCAGGTAATTGTTCGCCTGGACGGGCGTGGCGCGGCGGTCCTCAAGCCCGTTTCGGATGGAATCATCAGTGATATCCTTAAAGCGTGTCCGCGCTGCCCTGGTAGGTGCACCGTTCTCGTCTTTAAGCATGTTGTGGAATATGTTGCTGCGCTGCCGGCGCGTTCCGTCCGAAAGCTCTTTCCAATCGGCGCTTTCCATATAACGGGCCACCAGCCAAGCCAGAGTTCTAGGGTCGTCGCTCTGCTTTTTGATCGGCGTTCCGATAACGGCGGCCTGATAGCACGCCTTGAAATCCGGCGCGTCTGGATGGGGTAGGCGCGTCCGCGGCCCCTTGTCAACGCGGTAATAGAACACCACGGTTCCGTGGCGGTTCTTCTCGCTGACGACGTTCAAGGGCAATTTGCGCGGCATGGCGTCTATCACAGACGAATACCTTTCCCTTTGGCAACCCTATCTTCTTGGGGGTCATTGTGGATATTGGGCGAAACGGTGATAATAGTTCCGCCCACATCGATGCTGACGCTCACGCCTTCGGACTTGGCTATGGCCGCCAAGCGCTTCAGATCGGAGCGGCGGACGAGGGAGGTCTGCGTCATTCGCCCCTCTCTTTCCTCTGCCTCTCCCACTCCCGCTGGGCGCCGGGATCTGCAAAAGTGAAGGGCTTGGGTTCGGCAACTGGTGCAGGGGCGGACTTCAGCGCGCGGATGATCTTCGCAAGACCGGGTCGCAGAAGACTGCCGGGAACCTGCGCCGTTTCTACCGCTTTCGCAGCCTCTTCCAGCGCAGCGTTCCGGATATCGGCTTCATTGGTTGCCATCGGGGTCTCCTGTCCGAATATACCCGTTCGTCTTCAGCCAAAGAAATGTAGAGGCGGCAGAGGAAAACGATATATCGCCCACGCGCCTGTCATCGACGTCGTATGGCGCCCATTTCCCGTTGGACAGCGCCAAGGCCAGGAACAGGACGTTCCCGGCGTCGTCGACCACCTGATAGCAATCCTTGTTATAGCGCGTCAGTTTCGCCATCTGCGTCTCCCTTCTGCTCTGAAGGAATGAGGGCGGCGCGGTAGAACCTCATTCGGCCCCTCGCTTCATGCAGTCTTTGCACATTGGGGCGAAGAGATCGCCTTGGCCCTTGGAGGGCTTTGGAGCGGACTGGCCCCAGCCGAAGCCGTGCAGCGCCAGCGCCTCGCGCTCAAGGTCGGTCAGCCATTCGTGCCACCTCGGATAGAGCGCCGCCGCTTCCATGCGTTCCTGAGCAGTCTGCATCGTGCCGCACATGCACTCGCCAGAGCGGCATAGCTGAACGGCAACTGGATTGATTGGCGTCTGGCACCGTTTTAGGTACTCGTCGCGGTCCTCCTGCGTCCAGTCGTGGATGATGTTCACCCAGATGTTGCCGGGGGAGGCCGGATCGGCGCGATAGAGCTTCAGGTTCTTCTTGCGGTTCTCGCTCTCGTCCTTGCGGGCTCCGTTGAGTAGCAGGACGCGCACGCCGCGCTTGCCTTGGCGGATTTCGCGAGAGATCGCCTTGCGGAACGGCGTAGCCTTCAGGACGCGGTATGCGAAGCCGTGGGCGTCGATGCCCTTGCCGAAGAAGCCCTTGCGTAGGACGTAGTCTTCGTAGGCCGTGCCGGCATCCGCCTCAACATATTCGCCGATGCGACCATAGTAGTTGCGTACGTGGTCGGTGCTCTCCTGGATGCCGCAGCCAGTGCGGCCGTGCATTCTGAAGTCTATCTTGATGCCAAGTTCATCGGCCACTTGGTCGGAAGCGGCGCTATCCATGCCGCCCGAGACCATGGAGACGATGTGCGTCGGGTTGTATTCCTCGATCGCCTTCTTCACAATTTCCGAACTGGATTCGATTTTCATTCTGGCTTCTCCGTCGCGGCGCGCACGCAGGCGTCCACGATGCTTCTGAGGTGATCGGCAAGGTCGTCGCTGTCTGGCATGAAGTGAGTGAGGGCGAAGCGATCGACGAGCTTATCGACGGCTGCATCGCCAGCTTTTCGGATGGCTACATTCGCGGCTATCTTGGGCTCTGCAGACAAGTAGCCCTTATCAAGGAGTGACCTGGCAGCTTCCCGGCTCTTACACGCCGACGTCAGGCCACAGGTTTCCTCGCAAATGATCGCTGCGACCCTTGCGAGAAGGGTAACGGTCTCTCCTCCCTTGTCTTGCAAATCCGGTGCATTCTGAGAGACAACTGGGGTTGAGGGGCATGGGTGGGTGTAGAGCGGCTGAATTTCCAGCCCGCGCATATTCATTTCAGTCTCGCGTTCCATGTTCTCTTGCGAGATTGGGTCACGATCGGACACGTTCCATTCGGTGAAAATCTCAGAACGCCAGCGCCACGCCACCGGCTCCTCCGCATTATCGCCGGCCTGCGGGGCGAGGGCGGAGAGTGAACTTCCGGACAACGCTATCTGCTTTATGGCGTCTTCACCGGTCCCGTTGTAGTTGATCGTTGGGCCATCGCCTTCATCGGCCAAGGATGACAGGACTCTGGATTCGTAGTGGGAATTGGCGGCGGACTTTGCCGTGTCGTAATCTTGAAAAGGCTCTGACCAACCCTCGTGCGGAGGTGCCCACCGGTATATCGCCGGACCGACGTCCCCGCCGTAATGAGCAATGCAGTATTCGAATCCAGGGAAGGCTTTCGCTCTCCCGTAAACTCTGCGCCCTCTGGCACATTCTGCCGGCCACATAAGCGGCTTCACCCTCACCGCCTCCGCCAAGAGGGGCCCGGATACCGTGGCCTCAAGTTCTGAAACTCGCGCTTCAAGGCGGCCAACGTAGGAAACGCGATCACGCCAACCGGGCACGAGTAGATCAAGCTCCTCGGCACCAAATCCACCACGGCAATGCCGGCCCTTCAGATCGATGAGCGCCGTCTGCGTCGACCAGCGCTTCACGTAGGCGGCATATGCCTCAAGGTGGATTGGCCACGGTATAGTGTCCGGATAACGCTGCACGGGAGCGCGCCAAGTCTTCGCGGCCTCCTCGCTGTACGCCTCAGCGATGATTTCCTTTTCGGTGCGCGTCTCGCTCATGGCTTCCCGTCCGTATGCTGGTTGATGATGGCGGCCGGCGCGAAAAGCTGGCGCGGCGGCAATGGAATCTTCGGCTGGCGCTTTGCTGCCTTCTGGGAGACGGGGAAGCCGCGACCGGGGATCTTCTGCTTTGGAGCGATAGCCCCAGAGGCTTTGTCGCGTGACCGATCGGCCTTGCGAATGCTGCGGATATCGTTGGCCGTCTTTTCAACGTGACATACTCGGCAGATCAAACGCCCGTTAGCTACGGTAGGCTCCCCACCAAGCGCACAAGGGAGGATGTGGTCTACCTCTCCCTCTCCAGGCTTCAGGACGGCAGAGCAGGCTTCGCATTTGCCGGCGGCGCGGGCGATGATGGCGGACTTGGTCTTGCGTGAGAATTCGAGGCGAGACATCACTGGAACTCCCACCGATGCAGGTAGCCGATAAACGATGGTTGCCCATAACGGTCTTGGAACCATGCCAACATGTCGGCGTAGTCCTTGAAGCCATCGAGGGCGGCAAACTCGTCACTGTCGCGCGGATGCTTCGAAGTATCGCCGACCGTGAGGTAATCAGGCCGGATCGCGACATAGCCGACATAGGTGCAGATCGGGTCAACCGCTGACAGTTTGCGGCAGTTCTTTGTTCTCAGCCCTGTATAGAGCTGGATCGCATCGCCTACCTTGGCACGGCGCGTCTGCCGGATCGTCTGCGTCTTGAGCCCGCTTTCGACGAGGGTCACGAAGCGGTCGGAGAAGCTGAAGGCTACCATCAGATAATCCTCCCCTTGAATGCTGAAATAGCGCGCTTCCACCACGGCTTGCGTGACTTCTGCATGCCGAGTTCCTGGCGCAGCCTTTGCGTGGTCTCGTCGCGTTTGGCGAGGTACTGGATTGTGCTTGGGCGGGCGTTTGGATAACGGATCAAGTGACGCATGGGTGTGTTTGTCATGCTGCAATCTTCCTCTCGCTGACGAATCCGAAATCCTTAGCAAGCAATTCTTCTCGGGCTCGTCGCACTCTCTGGTGTTGATGGCGCGCGGGATGCCGACAAGATGGCCGTTCGCAAGCCGTATAGTGTCGACGAAGTTGACGGCCGGCCGGATATAGGCGTCGAGAGCTTCCTTGCTCGCAGCGCAGCCGGTGGCGTCGATGCAGTCCTGCAGGGTGGCCCAATAGGCTCTGAGACGATCCATGTTCCGCCACTGCCTGACATCGACGCGGACGCGCTGGCCCTGAGCTACGCCGTCAAGAGCCTGCAGGTCGTAAGCCATCTCCGGGATCAAGGCGTTTCCCTTGCGGATGAAGGCGTATACGGGCTTTTCTGCTCTTTTGCTCATGGTCAGCCCGCCATCAACAGTTCAGCATCTCCGTCGATCGGCTCCATGTCGGGGTCGTAGATCGAGCGAAGCGTGTGGATCTTGGCGCGGATCTCGTTCAGGAAGGTGATTACCTCCTTTTCAAGCTCCTCGATGATCTCAGGAACGCGATGGACGCGAACGCAGAAGAACCGCATCGCCTCGGGCATGCGCGGATCGTAGCTTACGAAGTCGCACCACTGGCGGCCGGTACATGCCAACTGCCACTGGATTTGCGCCACGTACTTGACCGGGACGGCCTTGCCAGTGAGCGTTTCGATGTGGGTAGCGGTGATGGGGCACTTTATCTCCACGAGCCCGTCAGTGCCGACGAGGCCGTCAGGAGAGCATCCGGAGTCAGCGATGCTCGGGTGAGTGACAAAGGCGACTTGCTCGACCTTGGCGGCGCGGTTGAACTCGTAGGCCGATCTGGCTTCAGGTTCCATCTCGACGCCCCATAACATGGCAGCGTTGGTGAATGTCTCCGTGGGAACGCCCGTCAGCCGTTCGCAGATGAGCTGCGCCGCGTAATTGGCCCTGGAGGTGGAATAACCGGTCTTGGTCTTCGCGACGATGTCGGCGACACGAGAAGCCGTGACCTTGCCCAATCGGATCTGATGCCACTCTGGCGAGCCCTGCTGGATATCTTCATGCATTGGAGGCGCCCTCCTTACGTTCCTTGACGACGGCGATGCGGCGGCGAAGGGAATTCGTCACCTCGTTGAATTTCGACTTGGAAATGTCGGGGATCGCGTCGATCTTCCAGTGTTGGCAGAACTGTTCAATTTCCAGTTCTGCCTCTTCGATCAAGCCACGGATGACGGATGCCTGCGCTTCCGTGATCTGCGTGACATCATCCTGCGTTGGTTGCTTGGCGCGGTTTCCGTCTCTGTCGTCGCCGGTGCTGATATTGAAGATCATGCAAAGAAGGTAGCGCCGCCCATAGGTCGCCGTGCTTCCGAACGCCTGCGTTCCGGTCTTGTTGACCTTGCCCTGTGCCCCAGCGCCATCGACTGGGATTTCGCCTACGCCGCTCCGAGAATGGCCCTCGGCGTGAGAGACTTCCCAGAGAATGCGCAACTCGCCCTTTTCGTTGTAGCCGTCAGGCTGGAACGATACAGCGAAGCCGTGACCGTGGATAATCGGCATGGCCTGCTCTTCGATCGCAGCCAGATCGGCATAGTTCGAGTTCGTATGCGAATTGCGGCTGCGCTTGATGACGACCGGCAATTCCTTCTGGCACAGCGACATGGCGGCGAAGAAAGCCTTTTTGGCTTGCCGCTCGGCATCTTCGCGAGCGCGGTCTTCCATGCGCTCCTTCATAGCCAGCATCTTTTCGAGGCGATCAATCGGGATATTCGGATCCATGGCAATGCGCTCGATCATGGCGACCATAGGAGCGTCATGAGCCGGGATAAGCTTGTCTTCTGCACGGATATCAATTGCGGTAGACATAGGCATTTACCTCCTGATTGGTGAGATCGGTCGCTTTCATCTTCCCCTCCATCACGGCGGCTGACATGATCGCAGCCAGAAAGCCTATGGTCAGACAGACAATCGCCTGAGTGCGGAGGGAGATGAGGATGACAGGGGCCCGGGTGACGGGCTTCTCCGCGCATTCGCCCTCAGTGCAAGCGCATCCGCCAAAGGCTTTGATGATGCAGGGATGGTCGGTCATGGTTTCACGCTCCAATCGACTTCACCGGTTTCGGCAAGGTGGCGTAGGGTGGCGGCGGCCTCTGACGGGGTCACGGTAGCGTAGACGATCGGGAAGGGAGGATAAAAAAGGTCCTCTGCCTTCAAAGGGTCGATATCCAAGAACTCGCGTGCTTTGGCATCAAGATCGGTGTGAATGGAATATAAATCGCCGCGCTGTCTTCCGAGCGCTTCCCACGCCGCCCACCCAGCTATGCACGCCGGTGTGCCGCAATCGTGAGTGATCGACTCCATGGTGAAGCCTTCATCCGCCTCTTCGTCAGTGTGCGGCTGCTCCTCGATCAGATCGGCCAAGGCCAAGATACGTTCTCTGTTCATCCCCGCCTCCTATTCAGCAGCCTGAAGGCCGACGACGATGGCCGACCGGAGAGCCGGTGGTTCGCCCCTTAGTTCCGACGCCAGGACGACGGTCGGAGAGCCGTAAAGAACAGCCCGCAGACGATCGATGACCATCTGGATTGTGTCAGGCTGGCAGGGGAGACCGGCTTCAGCGTCTGCCTTGAAGTGGTGGAGAAAGCCGATGGCTTCGTTTAGGGTGCGGCGGTCGGTCATGATCTGCCCGCCGCTTTTGCGCGTACAGCATTGACGCGCCTCATAACCTCGATGCTTTCTTCGTCCTGCTTGTTCCAGAGAAGGCAACA